CTCATTGCCCCTCTCGGATCGTCAAGCTCGGCGTCGCACTCGCCGCAATAAAACAAAACTGATTGACAGGCGCCGGCACAAAATAATGCAACGCCCCAGCCAACAGCGTCGTCGTCCCCGCCGTCCCAATCGCCGCCGTGCACGGCGTGTTCGGCGTCGCCGCACTCGTCTCGCAATACCCGATGTTGATCGTCCCCGCGATGTTGTCCAGCGCCAGCGTCTTGCGCTGCGTGTTCACGCCAAGGCAGTTGCCGCTCGTCACCGACAGCGTCGCCGTCGTCACCTTGTCGCTAACCCCGTGCGGCCACGTCTGCGCCCGAGCCGTGCTCCATACCGCAATCGCAATCACCGCCAGCGCGACCAACGCCACCAGCGGCAGCGAGCCGCGTAGCATCCCGTTCTCTCCACTCGTGCGGACCGCGATTTGCTGGTTAGGCCACCACCCATAAGACTCCGTGTGCATGCTGCCTAATTCTGAATCAAACCAGAGAGCGCCACACTTCGCACAACGCTCGTCATCCATTGCCTGTTCAGGCACCGGTCGACGCTGCTCCGCCGCAAATCCATCTAACGCCATCGCGTCTACCGGCGTGTGTAGCCTAACCTCTTTTACCGTCACGCAAATCGGGTGGCCGTTCTCACATGTTATACTCGTCCCAATGGGCATGCCGTCAACGATTGCGTCCATGCTCAAACCGCCGCCGATCATGTTAACCCCTCCACAAACTCATCCCATAGGCCACGCGACCGGATAAACGCCTCGGCAGCAGCACGGCGGGAAACGCGGCCCCCCGCACGACGCAGCAGCCAGCGGTCTTGCCTCGCCCTATTCGTCTCCGGGTTGGTATGCGCCCGATTATAGGCAGCCCAACACGGCTTGCAAAATGTTGGCCGCGACCTGCTTCGATTCTCCGGCATGAGATCGCAGCCACACTTCTGACAAAAGCGCCTATCAAGACGCAGGCGTGGTCGGCGACGAATGACGGTCGGCGAGAAATAGTCGCTATCGCTCATCAAATCCTCTGCGGCCGACCGCGCCCAGCGTCGCGCTTCTTCTGCCATTTGTCCAGTTCGCCATACGTCATCTCGGCGATGCCGCGGATCGGCTCATCGCTCGGAAGCCTCCGCGTATATGGCCGCGACATGCAAGCATAGCGAGCCTCGTCGCCCGCGTGATCCTCGCCGTCGCTGTCCACATCCTCGGGCTTTTTGTCGTCGTGCTGGAGCGCCGGCACCGTGCGAATAAAGTCCCGACACGTCTCAAAGACATACAACATAGGCTCATCATCGCCACGGAACCGGTCGCGCATCTGGTCCCAGCCTGCAATCCGATTGTTATCCGCCCGCTGAAACGATACCCCGCGCGCCAACATCCGTTCTGCAATCGAGGGGCCACCATCCCGCTTCCAGCATGCCGGATCGGAAACGCGGTAGCTCGTCCGCTCGATCTCGCGCATCTTGATCCCGTCCGCAACCTCCTCCGCCGTCATCTGTAGCCCGACATCAGGCGAGGCAGCGCCATACCATTCCCGATAGCGCACCATCGCCCCTGTCGGATACCGCCGGCCGTCAGGCAGCAGCGAGCCGTCGCTGATCGCCCACCATCCGACGCTGAACGGCTTAGCCGATCCCCAGTCGAATGATGCGAACTTCGTCCAGTGCTCGGGAATGGCGAACGGCGCGATCACATGCTTGTCGCGCACAAACTCAGGGAAATAGGCGCCAGCAACCACGTCCCAATCGCCATTCTCCATCGCCCGCACCAGCGCATCAGATCCGAGCCCACGCAGCCTTGACCGATAAGCCGGATCGTCGTCAGTCATCGACGGGTTATCGTCGAGCCTGGCGGGGATGAATTGCCGCAGCATCCCACCCTCGTCATCCCCCATTTGCCTCAGCGCCAGCGGCTCGGCACTATCCACAAATGCAGCCTTAACCCACTGATGCCCGATATTGCCAGGATTGGAACCACACAGAATCCTCGGGAACCGCCCCTCGTATTGCGGCGGCAGCGTAATCCCCACCATCCGAGTCCGACCGCGCAAGAACCTATAAACGGTATCCTGGAAATGCGTGAGCTCATCCATAAGGAGCACATGAATTTCCGCCCCCTGATACTTGAAGCGGTCCTGCTCATCCTTGCAATGGCAAAGGTAGATCCGAGATCCATTCCAGAAGCGGATTTCCTCTTCGACGACCTTGACGAACCCGGCCTGTTCCCACGGCGACAGGAGCGCCCGAAACCCCTTCGGCCCCTCCATGTGGTTCTTTATCAGATCAGGAAACAGCCGCCGAAAGACGTAAACTTGCAGCCCGTTGATTGCAGCGCACCAGATGATCGCCGCCACCCGCATCAAGTGCGACTTGCCACCGCCGGCTGCCCCGCCATACAGCACCTCGGTCGCAGGCGTATCGAGCGCGATCGCCTGCTTGTCGTGTAGCGCTAGGTTAATCTCGCCGAGAGGCATCGGTTGCGGACATGGCGCTGAAACGCCCAATGACTCGATATGCTATCGCATTGTAATTGCTCAACGCTTTCAGGGTGTGTGCCAGATCGGCTATCTGGCAAGTCGCTCTATTCACGACGTGGGCCATTGCTCAGCACGACGTTGAGGGTCGGCACCAGCGGCGCGCCATCAGCGCCGGTTACCTCGGTCGTAACCTTTTCGCGCCAATCATCGGGGCTCATGTTTCTGAGCCCAAAATTGATCATGTTGGCTTGGCCGCCGCCGCCGCCAGTTTCCGCCACGACCCTGCCGCGTTCCTCCCACCACCTGCCGCAGGCAGCCTTCGCGCGCTTGCAAGCTAAGGAAAACTCGGCGTGAACTTTAGCCCACTCGGTGATTGTGTCGCGGCAGACGCCGATTTCGCCGGCATAAGCAGTGAGGGAATAGCCCCTGCCACAGAACTCAACCATCTCATCGCAGAATTCGTCGCGATATTTGGGAGGGCGGCCGCCTGGGTGTGGCATGGGATGCGCGGATAAGCCATTTTTCTGCGTGTGTCCAGCAGAAAGTTGTTGGGTCCGTTGCGCAAGTGTGTCAACATCTGCCTTGTCAGATGAAGATGAGCGATGCAACACACGACACGCTACGAGATCGCGGTACGCGACACGAGCGGCAAGCGCTGGCTGGTAGCGTACACGGAGCGGCACACGCAGGAATGCGTCTGCAAGAATTTCGCGAGGGCGCATCCGATGATCGAGCGGTTGATTGCTCCGACCGATGCGGCATGGGATCGGGGGCGGAAGCGGTACATCGCGGCGGAATGGGAATTCGGCTTTACGGGCCGGACGCAGTTACAGGCTCGTCAGGATGGCGAACTGCCTCACATCAGCAGCGCGGCGTAGGATGGGGACGATGCAAATGATGGCGTTCGGCGCGGCGCTGATTGTCGGCTTCGTGTTCCTGTTGCTAGGCGCCTATCGCCGCTGCGACGGGGTGGGGGTGCTGTGTTTGTTTTGTGGCTGGGCTGGGGTTGTGGTTGGCGTTGCTGGATTGATAGCCGGCATTGCGGCTGGGAGGTAGCTATGCCGTGGCATGGATTTGCCGCACCTATAGCGTGGACAATGTGCGCGCTGGTCATTTTGTTAATCGGCGTACGGATCGCAGCCGTCATTTTGCGGGCCTCGGGTCGATTCAAAAGGGCAAATGATTTGAGCGCTGCATTCGCCAAACACACCCGTTATTTCCGATTTTAAGAGACCACTCGGGGGCGCCATCGGGGGGGCGCGGTCGTCGCGTTTCGCTTGTGGGGGTCACGCTCGCCAGCTGGGCGGGCGCCATTGCGTCGCGTTCTTCGCTCTCGCCCACATGGCGGCTACCTCCTTGCCCATGTAGGGGTCTGTTCCAAACTCGTCCGTCTCAATATCTGGTTGCCTGCCACTGGCAAACCCTCTCAGGGTGTTATTCTCATCCCAATGACCAAAAATCATATCATATTGTCCGCTGTCATCAGCCTGAACAATACGACGCGTCATCCAGTGGCATTTTACCCCTTTACCCCAATCACACCCACACCATGAAGTAAGAGACGCTGCACTATCATACACTCCGTGAAAATACGGTTGCCGGCCACAAATCATCAAATGCGCGTCACATCCTTTCGCAGCATTCGTTATCTTCACTTCAACGTCGTGATCCGTAATATCCACCGGCTTTACCTCAACCAGCACATCGCGGCCACGACCCCTTAGCAAAAAATCCGGCAGCCACCCGCTTAACTCGAATGGCTCATACTCCCAAGGCCACCCAATCTGATCAAAAAACGCCGCCCAGGTCGCTTCGAGTTGCGACCGAAACATGATACCTCGATACTTTGTCGGCCTCGCTTTGATCAGCGTGTAATCGATCGACATACCCCTTACCCCCGGTTGTAACGACGCCGCAATGACGACCCGACCGATTTTACCCGAGTGGCGCAAGTGGCGCAAGTGGCGCACTCTGCACTAATCGCAT